TCGGGCTCCCACTGAACTGTACGGCAAGGCGTTGATTGAAACCCCCGGGAGGGGGTCTACATATCCGGCGTTGCGAGAATCTCTGGTGAAACATCATTAATTTGATTAAATAATAATTCCAGGGAGAAACTCGTCTGCGGCGATATGCACTGTATGTAATTAACTGGTGCGTTAATGTCATCCTTGTCGAGGTTCAGTATACAATTCCCGTGACGATCGATCAGCTCATCTGCACCCATAAGGGCAGAACTTAGCTGGTCGACCGTCGTCTCACGCGCATTTAGTGCGCCTCTTCAGAAAAGAATTCACTTGGGAAGGTTGTGATGATGTTTCTGGCAGATGTCCTGACGATCGCCCTCTGTTGTTCCACAGAGGGATGAAATGTTGGGAGGGTTGTTGGTGTGAAAGGTTCGACTGGCCCCATAAATTTGAGAACGCGACTGATCTCCGTTTTGAGCGCGCTTAGGGTATTCTTCTCCTTGGTAGTTTCATTATATATCTTGCCGAACGGCAGGACGAATAATGCTTCCACGCAGAATTTCCCCATAAGCGACTGCTCGTCGATTAGATCTTGTCCCCCCTCTTCATGGAGGTCCGTTTGGACAATTCGCTCTTGCACAGAATGACTGACCCCATTTACAGTGGCGTACATCCCCGAGCGGGCGTCGGCGACAATTCTTTGTCCCGGCCCCCACCTGGTGATTACCTCTCCAAATGCGAAAGTGCTGGCCTCGGCCGGCACGTCCTTCATTCTCTGCGTGGCGTATTCCCACACTTTCCAACTGACCCCCTCCGGGCTCTTGCGAGGGAGTTTGCCGTGCTTCATGAAAGCCGCGGCAAGACGCATGTCCATTGCGGTGGGCATCCATGGAGTTCTCGTTCCCTTCTCATCCGTGACTACGTAGTCAGGAAAGGTTGGTAATCCGAGTCCTCCGAGGTGCTCCGGAAGGAACCAGGGAATCGTGAGACCCTTACCCTTTGAGTTGGTTAGCATCTCCCAGTTTTGGTTTAGGTACGCTTTGAAAACGCGTTCCCGATCTTGACTGGCACACTCACGTACGAGAGTGTGTGCATTCCGACTTATAGAGTTGAGTGTCCCCCAGCTAGAAGCTTTGACTTTCTCGAGCTTCCCGCTGGTCGATCTCCCCATTCCGACCACCAGTCCCATGTTGATCTGAGGGATCAGGCGTAAAAAACTAACGTGCGGTTTTTTATTTCCTTTCTCAGAGAGGTCACATGTGGCTGGTTCTACCGCAAATTGCGCCGAGTTCATATTCAAGAACTCACTCGCGAAGAAGTATTTGCCGATGCTAGGTGCCATCCCGCTCTGTAGCGCGAGCTGCTCCCAGAGATTCCTTGCCTCCGCGGTCGCACGAAAGACACAGTCATCACCGTTGATGCTGATCTTTGCGGCCCCGAGGGTTAGGGATCTCCCGGTTGAGCGCTCTCGCACTAGGCGACAGATGGTTGCATTCACCAAGCATAAGATGGGAAACGAAGTTATACTTCCCATCAGTTGTCCCCATTGTTGCTGTTTGAATCGACCCGGATGATCGGGGTCCTCAATCAAATGCCCCGTCAGGCTCTCGCGAAAGAGCTGACGGATGCGTTTGTCAGGGATCCCTTCACACAGGGCTTCAACGACAGCATCACTGAAGGCGGGGTTGAGATTGTCTGTGGCGGCCTTGTAATCGCCACTTAGATATTTCTCCCCCTCCTTGAGGGTTCCGATTTGAGACTCGAGATATTTTGCACTAATCTCTTCTCCCACCAGTCTGAAAGCGCCGCTCTCGTGAGCGCGCAATGTTTTCCACATCCACTTCTGTAGTGGTTTCAGAACGGTGTACGTCTTTACCGGTCCCTTCGAGATGACTCGCACTTTTAGTGCTTCGGCCAGAGCTACCAGCTCTACTTTCTTCTCCTCCTTAACAGCCCCGTCCAGCAATAACTCATAAAGCTGGCGCCATTTCTCCGTCAATAGTGTATCGTTCATCACCATTCGACGGGATCTCCACGTCTTACCTGCCATCTCGAAGTCAATCAGCTTGCCCTTGGGCACAAGCAGCTGCTTTATTTCCACACTTTCCATCACCGCTCCGACCGCCCCGCCTTTACTTCTTGTGCGGAGATAGTTCGACTTGGTGCTGGGGAAGAACGACTCGTAGCCCTCTGTGACATAATATTTTTTGTCACCAAAGGCCTCCTTGACCGTCCTCCTCAGCTCCTCGCAGAACTTCTCGTCGG